GTTTTGGTAATGGCATTATTCGCCTCGTATTTGTTTTATTTTTTTAATTGCCCAATCAACGCCAGCAGTTCCACCCCATAAATTCCAAGCTACATAACCGTTGTCTTTCCACGGCTCGTCTTTATATTTAGGGTCGATTTCAGCATTTTGTCTATGGCGGTTAAATTGTGCCATTCTTGAAATTACATCTTCTGATAGTTTTTCTCGGTTAGCAAGCTGGTTGGCTCTTTGCCACCCTACGGCAGTCCCCCCCTTAACTTCATCACGACCATATTTTTCGCGCCATTCTAACATTCTACGGGCGTTGTTGGTCGCGGCTTGTGGGTAGTCATTAAAAGACGCTTTTACAAGCACTTGTTTTTCGTCATCGCTAACGGGTTGCGGTGCATTATATTCGCCTCGCATAATCGCCTCAAATTCTTCGTGCGTTTCAAAAGGCATAAAAACTGTTGAACCATTTATTAGGTGAGAATGATAACCCTCACCGCCAAGTTCTCTCGCTCTTGCTACGGCTTCTGAAATAGTTGTATAAACGTTAGGCAATCCAGGTACTTGCGCCTTTAAAAGTTCATTGTAATCTATCGCCTGACCTTTTGGCTCTGGAATTTCAATACCTTCTCCGCTTATTGGCATTAGGTTAGCTGGTACGTAATAATCATCTAACTTGGCGTTATCTTCGTCAATACCGTAAGACATCGCAGCGCGTTTTTCGTTGGGGGTAATCCACCAAGCCTTGCCCATTTGGTCAACGACCTTATCCATCTCCTCTTGGAGTTCTGGGATAACGGTAAAATCAAAATCAATGTAAAGTTTTTCGCCGTATTTAGGAGTAAGCCAACGGTTAAGTTCTTCGCGGATTTTAATTAGTTCGGGCATTACAGCGTTTTGGTATAACGCTTTCTTTGCCTCTTTCATATTGTTATAAGTAGAGGCATCTGTATTGTTTAGCAGTTGAACGGGAACGTTGTAAATATTACAAAGGTCTTTAATCGAAGCATTGTATTGTTCAATCAGCGATAAGTCAGAAGCGTTTAAACCAAAATTAACCCAAGATAATTTTTTGGGCGTTATAATTACATCGCCAGCATTATCTGAACCTTGATAGGTTTGCTTGAATTTTTGTTTTAGCTGTTGGGCTTGTACTTCTGTTAAATCGCCTTCATCAGACATTAGTACCCCCCTGGCTGTTTGATTTTGTAAATACTTAACGCCTGTTGTTATGGCTTCGTTATTTGTAGTCATTGACCGAAGTCCAGCCTTTAGTGGCGACATCCCGTAAAGGTGTGAACCCGTTCCATCATAATAAGGGTTAAAATCTTTTATATGACAAACGGCATCAGCTGGTATGCGATACGTTCCGTTGTATTGCAAAGTATATTCTTTAACAGGCTCAAATAAACCACCAGACACGATTTCGGTAACTTGTGATGGCAAAACATACATCTCGACAAACTTATTAGCGTTTGCGCCTGTATCGGGCGTTATACCGTATATATATCTGTTTCCTGTTAGTTTACCAAAAGCAATAATTTCTTGAATCCAAGCGTTATAAGATTGTGCTGGGTTTGGGCGGTCTAAAATCTCGTGCAGTTCAGTATCGGATAACTCAACCATTGCCTTTTTTTGAAGGACTTTAGCGTTATGTAAAGCGGTTGAATTAAAGTCGCCAGAGGTTAATGCTTTGTAACGTTTTAAATCGTTTTCGTTTTGTATTTCGTAAACTTGAAACGGTACGGTTGTCGCAGCTTTTGTTATTAGATTTATTATTGAGTAAATCGTTGAGTTATATCTGTAACCTTTGTTGATATAGGTATCATCGTTTTCTGGATTCCAAACAATAGTTTCGCCAAGGTAGTTATAAATTGCTCGGTTAAAATCTATATGCGTTTTTTGTGCGTTTTTGGAAACAAAATTTTTGAATCTGTCGAGTATAGAAGCCATCTAATCTAATAAAATTTTATTATACAAAAGTAAGAATTAAATTACAAAGAATTCCGTGCGCTTTCCATACTGCGAATATACACCGTAACGAATAGCATCCATAAGGTGATTAAATCTATCAACGGGCTTATTTATAATCGTTCCATCTTTTAATTCAGTCCAATAATATGAGTTGTATTCTTTTTGTAGGTTTTTAGATTCTTGGCTTACGATAATATCAAATTCCTTTAAAAGTGAAATACCAGCCGTAACAGAACCCTGTCCTTTTGTTGCGCCTTTAACCCATAAACCAAGTCGTTTTAATTCTTCGCCAGATTTAGGTTCTGCTGAATCATAGAACAATAGGAATTTATCATACCCCCCTGCCTTTAAAAATTCGGCAATATCACCGTTTGTCATTCCTGTTTTGTAAAGCAGTTCGTGAATATATATTTTATCATTTATTTTTTGCATTAAAACAATAGCCGTTGGGTCATTAGAAAAACCAAAGTCAAGCCCAATTACAGGGTCATCAAATTCTGGAAATTCCGCGTATGGTATAAAAGTCCAATTATTAAATATTTGCCTTGCTGAAAATACCGCTCTTTGCCCTTCTCCATAAACGCGCCAATAATCTGGGTCGCGTTCTCGCATTCTTTCAATTTCAAATACAAGTTCGTCAGACAAAAAAATATTATCCTTGTAGGTTGTTATCCAAGTGTCGCAATCTTCGCGCGGTACAATTTCATTATAAATCCAATGTACAGGGTCTGATGGGTTGAAGTCTAATATCAGAAAATCAGTACAACGCATATTTATTTGGCGAAAATCCTCAAGGGTTAATTCATTCGCTTCATTTAAAAAGGCAATGTTGCGCTTTCTACCACGTATTTTCTGGGGTTCGTCAACGCTTAAAAACTCAACCAAATGGTTTTTGTAATAAAAAGTATTTTCCGCCTTGTTATGATTGCCAACGTAATACATTCCTATCTTTTCCATTATCTGAATTAAATCGCGCATAACAGAACCTTTTAAAGCTGGCAAGGTTTTACGAATTACCGATATTGTAAGCGGCTCGGTTGAGGTTCGCAATAGATAGGTTATGTACTGACAAATGGCGTAGGTTTTCCCACTTCTTGTCCCACCCTGGTGAACCCTGAAACGCTTGTTGGAATTTAGTAACTGCTCAAACTGTACGTTACAGTCAATTATCATCTTTTTTGTTTACCCTATACTGAACCACTTCGGTTTCAAGTTTGCCATCGTGAAATATTTCTTGGCGTTCTACATAACCTCTGTTTTTCCCTTTTGTCTTTAATAAAAATAAAGTCGCTGCTGGTTGATGGTTTTCTACCATTTTATGTAAAGCCGATTCAGCAAAATCTAAAACCACGTTTTGGACATCTTCTACTGCGTCTTTATATTCTTTATCTTCTTTTAACCAAAGATAATGAGTTGTTCTTTCAATACCAACCATTTTGGCAGCAGTAGTTACAACGCCCAAAGTTTTTTCTAACGCCTCAAGCATTGCCTTCTTTTTTATAGCTGTTGATTTTTGTTGACTCATTTTACAAAATTACATAAAAAAAGGGGAGTAATACCCCCCCTATTTATTTACCATTTATTTTAAACATCTAAAGTACAATTATGTTCGCTTTCTAAATCTTCTAAACAGTCATAAAAAAATTCCTCGCCTGTTTCAAAATCAGTATAAATGTATTCTACCTCTTGACCAAAAGCTGACGCTATTTGTATTGCATCAAATTCTAAAGCTATATAAACATAACCTGTTTGTTCGTTAAAACCTATTTCCATAATATCTTCTGACGCAAAATCTTGCGCGTAGGCTTCTAAACATTTTGCTAATCCCTTTGCTTCCTTGTAAGCTAAACTTGTGTTTTGTGTAATTATCATTGTTTTAGTTTTTAATTGTTATTATTTTTTTCTACCACATAATGGATATAATCTTGTATAATAGTCTTGACCTTTTTTAATTTTCTTTTTATTATTAAATATTATATCTGAATCAGCAGTATGTTTTTGTGTTGAGTAATAACCTATTTCTGTTCTATCTGGTTTATCAATAAGTTTAGTGCCTATTAATTTAGTATCAACTATATACTCTATAAAATAACCTATATTTTTAAACTGTGTTTGCATTTGTTTTGTTTTAATTATAGTGCTAATATAAAATTTATTTTAACAATAAAAAAATATTTTAATTATTTTTTATGTATTTCACTTAATATTTTTGGTACAGTATTATTCCATTTAACTTTATGGTGTAATCTTTTATGTTTATTACCCATTAAGTTTATTTTAACTGATGATGGAGAAAAAATAATTGTATAAAATGATTT